TCTGAATTTTTTAGCTCGGTATTTGTATTGATTTGCGACATAGCTTGTCGCACAGTATCAAAATCCTGGTCTGTAGCAATACCTACACTGATGACACTGATCGCATCTTCATTGCCCTCAAAAATCTCTAGGATTCTCTCTTGAGCCTCATCAGGCTCCATGCCCCTGAGTGCCTCGTACCGATCTTGTGCGCCCTCTCTTTCTTCCCAAGCAACCGATTGTGCATTGGAGGCAAGCTGTCTCTGTTTTCTAGTTCCGTCAGGGAACACAATCTCATGCTTTGGGTAAGGCGTAGTTCCATCATTTACCGGAGGAGCATCAAAGTTTACCACGGCACTTTTGCCATCAATCTCTACAGGTGCTACGCCACTTTTCTGCAAAGGCACGATAGTCTCATAGTCATGTTCTGGCTCTGCGCTCATCTTGCCAGCATCATTGTCAAGATCAATCTTTGGGGCAATGCCGGAAAGCTCTCGATTTTGCTTCATGCGATAAGCAGTTACTTCTCCTGTGGAGTAGCCCATGTCAAGAAGTGATTGATCTGTAAATTCTGTCATTTCAATCTGCTTGTGAGGTGGTCAAGTGGCTCTCTCCCATTCTTCCATCCAACAGGCGCATTTTTTGGATCATCAAATACGATTAGGTTCTCTTTCTTGCCATACATTTCCTCTGCAACATCATTCCAGAACATACTGTATGCTTGCGCTCTTTCCATATTATCGAACAGAAACTCAATCTTTCTTCCGTCCTGAAGATCAATGTCATATAGATAGCCTGAGTTCCATCTTGCCGAAACAGTATTGATAGCACTTACTGAACCTACTTGTGATGGTGGTGGCTCTACAGGTGGCGCAGATGTGTATTCAGCACCATTCACAAAGCTGTTCATCATACGTTCACCAATGTAGTCAGGATTTTCTGTGCCGGTAATTACCTTTCCATCACTACCTATTGCTGGAGCATCAAGCAATTCCACCCATGCTTTCCCGCTCTTATCGGCATTAAGTCTGGCATCTCTAACAACATCCCACTTAACCATATACTCATCAACTTGCGCTTGAATCTCAGCCTTAGTCTGTTCGCTCTCATTCATAAGATTAAGGAGCATCGACTGTACATCTTCTGGAGCCATTGACGAGAGATCAACCGCCTCACCCTTTCTCTCTGCATACAGTTTTAGCTTTAGCCTTGATTCAACCAAGGTATCTAGCCTAGAGATATGGACATTCAATGGAGCATCTTTACCGAAATAGTTTTTCAACATTTGTTCTGCATTGCTATAGTGAGAATCGCTCAAGTTAGGTACATTCTCAATCAAGTAGCCCTGTACCTCCACAATAGTCCCTGTAGGATCTTGTCTGTACTTTTGAGCAAGGTTTGGGATCGCCTCTCCCTTCATCAATTCCGATCTTGCTTTTCTGTATGCAGCTACATCTTCTTTTGGCGTTATGCCTGTTTTTATTCTGTCTCTAATTCTGGCTCTAAAATAAGTGTATTGAGGAGTACCAACAAAATCAGGGTTAGCTCTGACTGCATTATCTAATTCTTTAAGGGTAAGCGTGCCTACACGATCCTGTAGCCCTTGAGCGGTCTCATAGTTATTCTCAGTAATAACCCTCTTATTTACCGCCTCTTTCTGTCTTTTTCTCTCTTTAAGATTCTCAACTATTGATGTTCTCTCTTCAATTGAGAGGCCAGCAAGAATTACATCATCACCCAAATCCACAACAGGCAAATAGTCCTTGTCCAATAGCTTTTCTATTGCATTATCGTACTGCTCAATTGTTACTTCAGACTCAGGAATATCAGGATTAGCACCGCCAAATAGATTCGTTAATGTGTAATGCTCTATAAACGTCCTTTCATTGCTCTTGATCTGTTCCTCAGAAAGAGGAGTGCCATACATACTTCTCTCATAGAGGTTTTCAAGATACGCTATATAGTTTTTCCCGCTCGATTCAGGGTCGGGAGTAAGTGATACCTGAAACAGATTATTTGCAGTTATCGCCCTGTTTGCCCTTTGCAGAGTATCTCTTTTTTTGTAACCTAATGAAATTACCTTTCCTGATAATTCTCCATACTTTGATGTAGACCACGCATTAAACTGGCTTCTATCTTTTTCACTCAAAGAATTGAGCAGGTTTATATATTGATCGTTTGATCCTAGTCTCTGAAACGCATCCTCCATATTGCTTCCATACTGCTCTGGAAGCCAAGGATACTCATACTCTCCATTTTCTCGTATCTCACCAACACCGCCATTTATGGCTGAAGTGTGAACACTTGTAGATACGCTATTCCACATGGCCTTCGCTTCATTCAGGTTGATTAAACTCTGCTCCTTCTCTTGGGTATCATCCAGAGCTTTATACACCTTAGCGAGATTCTCCCCTACATTAGATAACGCCTTACCCATCTGCATGGCTGCACGACCTGATGCACCAGCCTGATTGATGTAAGCGAGACTGCCCCCTGGTACTGTTGCTGCACCTATGCTTGTTCTTCCTCTTGATCTGATTACCGGAGCCATGATTCTTCCTTACTTAATTGACATTCCAGCACTATATCCAGTCATTGCAGAACTAGCACCTGAAAGCAGAGATGTAGTGGCATTATACTGACCTGCAAGCTGCTTATCTGCTCCTGCTTGCCACAGTAACCATGCGTTCTTCTGACCTTCTCTGAGGATATGTGCTCTATCTTCCTCAAGATCATTGATGGTTTTCATCATGTTTACTACCGGAGAACCCTCGCCTACGGCGACACCAGCCCCACCCCATTGTGCGAACTGCTTATGCAGTTGCTCTATCATCTTGCGCTGGAGAACTTTAGCCTCGTATGCGCTTCGCATTAACTCCTGGTGATACTGGACTTGCCCTTGCAAATATGAGGCATTTCCTGACGAAATCGCCCCTCTAGCACCTATGATGCCTCCAGCTATTCCTAGTCCTGCCCCTACTGCTGCTAGTTCTGCGGCCATTTAATCCACCGTATTCAACGTGCCATGAATACCTAGTATAGTCATTGGTAGTGGTTGTTCCTGTTTGATTTCAATATATCCATCACGATCCCATCCGAGATTCGTGACTCTTTTGTCACCTGTGAATAAGCCTAGTCCTGAATCCATTGGGTCAGCAGAAGTACGGAAAGGCAGTTGGTCATCATTGATCTTTACGCCTGTTGTATTCAATAGTCGTACAATAACCTCATTCCATCTCTTCTTGCGACCTTGAGCCTTTCCTGCCTGAGAACCTTCCTCTACACGCATAGTCTTTAGTGTAGACGTATAACCTAATCCTACCTCTAGCGATACCGAACCCCATGTAGAAGGGATGCTTGGCGATATAGCACCACCGCTAACTACCTCATCAGGGAATACAGCATCATTGATTACAACTTTTACAGTCTCTCCTTCCAGATGATCCAGACCGCTTACTGTGGGGCTTGTCCCAGATACCGTTCCTGTCAATCCAGAATCTACATTCAAATCAGGATCAAGATACTCTACATAACGTACTGTTGAGCCATTTACAGTTCTCTTTACCAGCACCCATAGTTGATCCGCTGTCGTTGTAGTAATAACTGCAACGCTTTCTACCTCTACGCCTGCACCCCCCGCTGTATGACTAGCCCATGCAACTACATCTTCTGGACGCTCATACGTCATACTTAACAGTTTGCCATCTGCTGTACACGCCCAAACAACTGAATCTGGCTCTTGCTGGTAGTCCACATCTTGAATATATCCATCAGTAATATGCTCTGCAAGTAGTGTCATATCAGGTGCAATATAGGCATCATTTTGGAAATTATACCCAAACTCTCTGACTTTCCTTCTTGCTCTCTGCACAAACAGAATAGAATTACCGATCTGCATTGGTGGAATCGTATAACTTCCGTAAGTGGTCTGCTGTGTTACCATTATATTAGATGGTGTTAATGGCTCACCTGTTGGCCTGGAAATCTTAAATTCGCCACCTGCTGTACCTACAATCAAGTCACGACTAGGCTGTAACCATCTGACTACATTGACCCTATTTGTTGCAATAGCATATTCCATTGACTCATCATCAAGCCCTGTGCCTTGATCGAAGTTCTCATAATCTGCTGTCTGTGACCCCCAAATAGTCTGAGGTGATGCTGATGTACCTGCAAAGAATAGTCTTTGCTCATAAAATGATACTGTTCTTGGGTAGCCGTTACCTGCACTCCAGGGTGAGGTTCCAGCCCATGTAAACGTAGGTGTAGATAGTGTCCAGCTTGTGTGTCCTGTACGAGACAGCTTTCTTGGCGCATGATTGCTGTGGCAGATATACATAACATCTGCTGACTGAGCAAACTGTAACTCAAACAATTCTGCCTCAAGATAGGGAGTGGAAATCTCATAAGCAGAACCACCAGACTGTATTTGACCGTTATCCTTATAAAAGCGGATATACTGGTCACCAAATTCTAATACATACGCCTGAGTCACATTGAACTCAAAAGGGATAAGTCTTACTTCTTTGGTTGAGTCTTTTACTTCAGATACAAAATACATTCCACCTCTGCGTGTAGCGCCACCATGAGGATATACAATCATGTTTGTTAATTCACTGCATCCATTAAAGTATTTCTTGAAGTCAATCTGACCTTCCAGGCGAGGACTTAACTCTCCTGCTGTAAAATTTGACTGAAAAGGATGAACTCTAGCCATTATTTACGGAAACTTGTAAAGGTGTCTGCAATGATGCTATCAAGGAATCCTTCTTGTCCGTCAATACTTCGAGCCTCTGCAACCTTCAACTCGTATAGCTCCCACATCTGCTTTGACATACCATTGCTTCCAGTGATGGAATAAGCCAGCTCTGCTGCTAGGCGTGCAGTTAGAGCCTCTACAAACATTACATCAAACTCAGCCGGATCAGTGATTTTCCCTATATAGAGAATCTTTGCCGTACCTTCGTTAGATAATAGTTTTCTTCCCTCAATTTTGAACTCATACTCATCGTATTCCATCTTGAGAACACGCAGACAGTACGGGCTAGTTGGTAAGGTGTATTCATAATCGTAATCAAATTCTGGCGTACTGGTTAGCTGTGCCAGCTCTTGTCTACGAATAGCGAAATTCCATGTATGCGCTCTTAATACAGAATCCCTTGTGGGTTCGTAAAACGCATTACAGAGCCTTGCTCGCTCTGTATTATCAGTTAGGGAGGTGATTGGGTCATCCCCTAGTTTTCTTAGGGCATTAGAACAGATTGAGACCTCTGTAGCCATATCACGCTCCTATTGTGTGGAAGGGCAGTTTCCCACCCCTCCACGTTTCACTTTAGTCTACAACATAGACCAGATAGCCTGATGCAGTGTTCGTATCTGCAATAGCGGTATCCTGACTTGTTAGCCGAATAGATACACCATCACGAGAAATGAACGTCTTGGTATCTGCTGCTTGGGTAGACCCAATAGCAGTAACACCAGCGGTATCAACATCAATACCGTTATCAAGACCATCTGCGTCAGCAGCTACAGCGTCACCGTCAAGATCCGTATAGGCATCCCAACCAACATCCATCGTTGCACTAGCAGTAGTCCATGCGTGTTCGATACGACTCAGTGCGCCCAACAAGCGGACGGTTCCAGGTGGTAGGCGAACAATCTCTACAGAAGAGGTTGCATCACCAGCACCAGACTGAGTGTGATCGAAATAAGCAATTCGCAAACGACCATGAATATCCGAAGTTTCCTCCATTACGGCAGGCTCGGCATCAAAGTTGGTTACTTGCGTACTTTTTTGAGTAGTAACAGCCATTTTCTATCTCCTTTATGCTTCGTAGCACTCGATCTCGACTGCTTTCTCATCTTCAACACGAGTAGCACCGATAGTCATTGAAAGGAATACCTGAGTTGCATAGTTCTTATCAGCACGCTCGCTAATACGAGTAGAAATGTCAGAACCGACTGCAAGACCGATACCAGATTGAGTGAACGCAAGAACCTGACGCATACTGCCAGATGTACCTAGACGCTCGGAACGAATGAACTTGAAACCCATAAAGGTATCAATGTCACCCTGAGCAAGTGCTTTTACGCTGTTGTAGTCAGAACTTGTGATCTGAGTAACACCCAACATATCAGTAACCTGCTTGGCAGAACATACGATACAGCGTTGCTCCTCTGGATCAGCCTCAGAAGCATCAAGAATCTCTTTGATGTTAAGAAGTTTCGTCAAAGTCAGTCCGTCAGTACCGCTCTCAGTGATCTTCTGTGAAGATGGGAGCGCGATTGAAGTACCGCCAGAAACGCCACCATAGGCATTACCATTTACTGCTTCAATGATAGCATCGTCCATAGCACGACCCATAGCATTAGCACCCGCCATAGCATATTCGCTCTGTGGGGTGATAAGCATACGCACCTTATCTTCATTATCTACCAGATCAGCCCAATCGTAATCATCCATAGTAACCCTACGTCTGGAATGCGGAGTATCCATGCGTGGAGTATCTGAGTGGCGTGAAGTACGCTTGCGTGCTGCCGTTGCGCCAATGCGCTCGAAATAATGACTCTTACCTGTTACAGACTCATAACGAACTACGCCACGTAGACGTGATCCCTTCTGCTGTGCAAGGTGAAGTACATTACTCTTATACTGCTCTACAAATGCAGTTGTAATTTGAGTGGACATAATGCCCTCCTTGTTAGGTTAAAAACAAAAAACGGTCATTATCCTTTCGGGTGTCCTGTCTATTACGCTGACTATACGAACTTTAGGTGGTTATCCTGCTTCCACTGTTATCCTTTCGGGCAGTTTTTGAAGCTGTGGGGTAAGTTTATACTCTACCCCACAATAATATCAACACTTTATTTTAACTGTGCGCTTTCTCAAATAATTGCCTCATCTCTTCCTGTGCATCATTATGTTTAGGATTCTGAGGATTCCAGTATGCGTGTTCTTTATCACCATTTATCTGGTCAATTCGCATTTTGGCATCCAATGGACTCATTACCAATGAATTGTTCGTTGTCCCTTGTGCTGAATCCTCAGTAATATCCTTACCTGCGTTAGCAAGCAGTCGGATTAAATCAGGATCATTACCATACCGAGGGTCTGCCAGTTTATCCTGGAGTGCCTTGTCTCCGTATACGCTTAATGCTCTATTTGCAGCTCTTATGTTCTTTTCATAATCACCACCAAACTCTTGACGTAATGTTTCCTCTGACTGAGAGGCCAGTGTTTCTATGGTTGATTGCTCTTGGCCTGACTGAAAATCAATAGCCCCCTTCTGCCATTCCATCAATCCTGACATTTGATCTGGAGTAAGACCTAGTTTATGGCCTGCCTCCTTGAACGAACCCATCATTTCCTGTGGGTAATACTGTTCATAACCTATTGGTACACTCAGCTCATAATCTTCCGCTTTCTCTGGACGACCTAGCTTTGCATAAAGCTCTTCTCGCTCCTCATCAGTCTTTGGTAATGGAATACGAGTTCCCATCATCTTTTGCTGATGCACCAGAGTCTTTGCTGCTGACTCTACATCGTTAATGTTTGCTAGTGTAGGCTCTGTTCTCAATTCCTCTGAAAGCCCACTTCTCCAATCGCTTTGATTATCACTCGCTTCGGGTGCTGGTGCATTATCCTCTGCTTCTGTGGTCATTGCTGCTTCGGTCATTTATGTTCCTCTTTAAGATTACTCATGTGGATAATACGAAGATAAACGGCTCTTTCGCCCTCTCTCCTCGCTGTTTCATACGGATCACCCTTAACGAATGATTCTCGCATTTGGTATGCTGCTCTCAGATCATCGAGGACTGCTTCACCCTCTGGTGAACTGAAAGCAATTGCATATTCTTTTTTGAGTTTCGAGATTGCTTTAGCCACCTACTGCCTCCGCTATCTGCTCCATTCCACCCATTGTAGACTCTACGCTCTCTGCTCCTAGCATTGGTGCTGCTTGAGCTGCCATACTTGTAGCCTGTTGAGCCTGTTGCATTTCCATCATCTGCTGTTGTTGCTCTTGACGTTGCTGTCTTTCAGCCTGAACTTGCATTGGGTCTTTGAGAATGTTCTTTGGCACACCCAACAACTCTGCTCTTGAGCGGATTGCTGCATCATGGTCAAGGTTGTCCATAATTTCAGGTGTCATCTGAGCTAACATTCCAGCCATTTCATACAGTCTCTCAACTGCCACTGCCTCCTCCATTCTCTGAGATCGAGCTAGTGGGCCGACATACTCAATATCTACCCTGATTCCATTTAATACCTCTGGAGCGGGAAGGAATTGTTCGTTCCTTTGCATGATTGCAAAACATCTATCAATAAGAGGATTTAGAAACTCAGTCTGGAATCTTCCGAGAGTCGGGCCGAGAAGCCTTTGCATTAGCTCATATCGAACCTGAACCTCTGTAGCGGTCATTTGAGGGCCGGATTGTAGCTCTAACTGATCCGAGAAGAACGCTTGCTTGATTGATCCTCGAAGCTCTGTCTCCTTCATATCAGAAACGTCAAATCTTGCACCTATACCCATTTCTTTAACTGCACCATCTCTGCGTACAGTAGTCAGACCACCAGGTTTTGTTACTACTCGACCTATTACTCCGTCATCTTCTACCATCAATGGAGGATCAATCGCTTTAGCCCATGCCTTTAGTCCTAACTCTACAGCTTTATTCAGAGTCTTAATGTCTGGCAGAGCATTGTAAGCTGGAGAACGACCATACTCTTCACCGGACGCTTTAGACCAACGTGTTACAAGATATGGCATTTCATTATAGCCACCCTCATGTACCACTTTCTTATCCTCTATCCCAATATAGATTGATACGAAAGGCAATTTTGTCATGCCCTCATATTCTTCTGATGGCATGACACAATGCACAAAACTGAACTTCTTGTCAGGGTTTTCCTTGTACGCCTTATTAACCTTTTCTCCTACAGCATCACCCCACCTTTGAACTGCTTGACGTGCTGAGTAGTCGAACTTCCGATAGAGAGTGTCAATTTCCCCTCTCTTGTTTTCAGTTACGAAATACTCTGAGATATGCAGAGATCGAAAAGACATTTGTCCGGTCTCTTCTACTTCTTCTACCTCAAGGCATGAAGTACCAATGGATGTAATATCCAAATAGAACTCATGTACCTCTGTGTTGAAGTTTGAGGAGTTGAACGCCTTATACATCCGATTGCGACAATCCTCTAGCCATACAGCTACGTCTCTACGCTGATTTAGGTTTTCGTCCGTTACTTTCAGGTGAAACCAGGGCAATGACGCTGATGTTAGTGTTCCCTGCAAGGAAGCAGCCAGCAGTGTATTTGCATGAATCGCTGTAGAGTCAAACAGGTTTTCAGTACGCTTCTGGCCTTTGCCGTAATTGACTGTTACCTCCGCTTTACGAGGCATTACATAATCAAGTATCTCTTGCCAATGGTCAGACCAAGTGCTTTTCGTTGATTCCAGGCTATTAAGCCGTTTAAGTATTTTCTCGACAGACATTATCCACCTCCAAGCAGGCTCTTCCTTTTAACTTCTGTCTCATCCTGAACGCCCTCACCACCTGTTAAAAGTGTGGAATATCGACCTGTTTTACGCTTACGCATCAAACTAGCCCTCTCAGCATCTAGCTCTGCTGCCATTTCCTTTTCTTCTTTCTCCCGCTGTGCCGCTTCCGCTGCATAATCTACAGGTGGTGGTGGTGCTGCTGGTGCTGATTTCTTACCCATTATTCTCTCCTAGCCAGATACACTCTCGTTTGAGCATACCGTAAATGTTTGCGTCTTTGCGCTCTCTCGATATTTCTCTATATCGACCTTCTTTCTGAAACCCTAATCTCTTTAATAGCTTGTTAGACATTTCATTTTCTACATCTGTATATGCTGTAATTCTATGGCATCCAACCTGATTAAACGGATAGTCAAAAAGTATCTTCAAAATCCTTCGTGTAACACAGCCCCTATCCTCGAAAGCTACTGAAAACACCATATCCTCTATTCGCCAATCATAAAACACTACACCACCAACTATCTTTCCGTCTTTGATGAAGCCATAAGTAGTGCAATCCCCGAAAGTAGTTGCATCTACTCTTTTAGCCACCCAATCAGCGACTTCTTTATCTTTGCCTACAAGAAGCTGAATCATTGATTCAATAGTGTTTTCTTTTTCTGTTGCTCTTTCTCTCTCTCTGACCAGAACTCTCTTTCTGCCAACAAGGATGCTTGAGGATCTTCCTTCCCCTCTTTAGTAGAGACTTCACCGGCGCTCATTCTTGATGCTCTAAGAGTTTCTTTGTCTAGCTCACTTCTGTCTATAGCCTCTGGAGGAGGTGCTGCGTATGGAACTACTGGTGCTGGTGCGCTTTTCTTTCCCACATTAGCCTCCTAGTGTTGATTTTCTAACTTTTGCTGATTCCGATATGCCCTCTCCACCAGTAAGAAGTGTGTCATAACGACCCTTTTTACCTAGCTTGCCCCTAGCCTGTGTTTTTACATCGGTTATTGCTGGCTCTGGTGCTGGTGCTGGTGCTGGTGGAGGTGTATAAGATGATCCCCCGAAAACTGATCTAACAATACCGCCCATAATTATCTCCTAAAAAATACTAAATTCGTTATCTGTTTGAGGTCGATTTCAATCCCATGCTAACCTCCTAGAAGAGACTTCTTCTTAATGTCGGGAGAGCCGAGGGAGGCTCCACGCCCAGTAAGAAGTGTGTCATAACGACCCTTCTTTTTCTTGTTCATGTCGATTCCCTTGTCCTCAGACTCAAGACCGAGCTTGTCGATCTCGCCCTGAACAGATCCGGTTCCAGCTATCATTTTGCCTAACCCAGACATTGTGGCATTACCAACATCCTGTACCGGCTGTGGCGCAGGAGTGCCTGCCGAGTCCCTGAATATCATTTTCGGCAAGCTGGTCGCTGCTCTGATAATTCCGCCCATTTCCCTCTCCTAAGTGAAAACGCTGTAGTCGCTGTCTGCCATATACTGACGAGGCTGAGTCTCATGCACTCTGGCAAACCTTAATGACATAACAGCATACCTGATCGCAGATATTAAATCATCCTTAAAAGGTACAATTCTGCCATCTTTT